GCAATACGCGCTGGGGCCTCCCCTCGTTGATGAAGCTGGCGAACACGTCAACAATAGGGGCCGCAAAATTGCGGTAGGTGGCCCGCTGGAACCGGATATCATACTGCTTTTGCGTCTCGTACGGGTTCCGGATAAGATACGCGGGGTTTTCCTCCACACGCCTGCCGCCTTCATACAGGTCAAGGGCCAGCCCCCGGCGTTGGTATGACTCGGAATAATCCGGGTGTTTTTTGCTATACTCAGTGTTGTCAGCCATATATTTTCTCCTAGCCCATTGAACTGCCAAAAAAGACTTCACGCTTCTTAAACATTACCGCGTACCTGCATTCATCAAGCGCGTGGTCTTCAAATTCCGTATCAATGTCATCCGGGATATGTTCATCCCTCGGCGCAGCGGGAAGAGTTCGGATCAGTTCGGTACAGGTATTGAATACATACAGCATGGGTTCTTCCCCCTCCTGCCATATCCGCTCCCGCATTTGCTGCCATCCTGTGACGCGGGAATTGTCGGCCCGAACCCACTTAATCCCCTCAGAAGCCATATTGTCGGCTACGCTTGGGCCGTCAGTACTAGCGTAGATAGCAGGATCGGCAGGGCCGGGATTGATACGAATCCCCATAGCCTCGGACATCTTCCGTTCACGTTCACGGATGCCCTGCGCTACGTGCTTGCTGGACATCCTGAGCCCCTCATTGGGGACTACCATGCCATTGGAGCCACGTTTGGCACCATACCACTCAGCAAAACGGATGAATGCCCCACGGGGGTAGAAAACGCCATCCGGGGCCTGTGTCCCGTCAGCAATGGCCCACCACCCTACTGAGAAGGGATGCGAACTCCCCCAGTCAAACGAGCGGAAGCAATACCAATTCCTAGGAATATTGAAAGGCTTTACAATATTGCGTGAGGCTGACCACACATCTCCGAAGAAAGAGCCCGCTACGACATTCCAATCCCCATTGAGCCATGCCCGGCGCAAGCTATCATCAGCGATGGACTCAAGACGTCGCAGATAATCGGGGTCTGCCTCCACAAGATTCTTGTTGTCGTAAATGGTAGCGGGAATGAATACACGCTTACCCCCATGTGACTCGACAATCGGGGTCAAAGCTGGTGCGGGGTCAATGAAATATCGCTTAACCCAAAGATGGCCCGGCCCAAGAGGGTTGGCTGTGCAACGAATCATCTTAGGAACATTGGGATCGCTAGAACGGCAGAACCCTTTGGCCTTCTCGTAAACTTCCTGTGATGGCAGGTTGCAAAGCTCGTCAAACCCGACAAAAGGATATTCATGCCCTTGGTAGTTCTCCATGTCAGCCGGGCGCTTGGCATGGCGCAGCTTCAAGGTTTCCCCTTTCGGGAATACCCATTCCATAGCCGACCCCCTCCACTGGGCACCGGGGACAATAGCGGGATAAAACCTTTTTGATTTGCTAACGATTTCTTCAAGTTGCTTATAGGTTTGCCGGAAAATAATCCCTTTCCATGAGGGTCCAAATCCCAAACCTACGAACTGGATGTAATCCATCAGCAACGAATCCGTTTTCCCCGGTCCACGAGAACCACCAAACAGGATTTCTGAATAGGGACACGAAAGGAAAAGGGTTTGGGCCTTGCTGTTCGGCTTCCAGATTACTTTTGGGCTGCTGTTTCCCATGCGTCCTCCGAAAGCAAGCCGGGAGTCACAAGGACACCGGACTCGGGCTTGTCCATGCCCACTTCATCATCCGGACCCTTCCCAAACCTGTCTTGCCCCCCGTACCCTCTGCACTTTCCCTTTCGTTCAAGATAATACTTTATCGCCTCAAAGTCTCCACCATAAATCATAGAAAAAAGACCTTCTTCGCAGACATCAAGTATTGTATCTTTCTCATTTTGGATAGCCTGTCTCACTTCATCATATCTATCTATGTAGTCATAAACGGCTTGTCGAGACACACTAAGCTTTTCAGCTATTCTTACAATAATGCCTCCTGTCCCCTCAATTGCTTTTAGTATAGCGTTAAGAGACGGCCTACGGCAGACTTTGATCTTTTTTGTAGTATCTTTTTTTGCCGTTTTATGCTTTACTGGCTTATCAGCTTTGGAGGTTGCCATGATCACCACCTTTGACGAAATGATCGCCCACGTTCAAGAAAAAACATATGAGAACAATGTGTTGCTATCTTTTTCAGGCGGGAAGGATGCATGGGGGACATGGATCGCCATTCGTGACCATTTCAACGTGACGCCCTTCTATTACTATATCGTTCCCGGCCTTGAAATCATTGATGAATACCTATCCAGATGTGAAAAGCGGGTGGGTAAAATCCGGCAATACCCGCATCCTATGCTGTACGATATGCTCACAAGCTGTACGGCACAGGCCCCCCAACGGTGTTGGACGATTGAACATCTTGAACTCCCCCGCTTTACCAAAGACGACTTGCACCGCTGTGTTGAAAACGACTGCGGGTTTCCTGAAAAATCTTGCTATGTGGCCCTTGGGCTGAGGGCGGCGGATTCCATCATGCGCGGTAGCTACTTCAAAAAGCACGGCCCCGTTGATGACAAAAGAAAGGTTTTGAGCCCTATCTGGGACTGGAACAAGGCGCGGTTGCTTGAAGAGCTGAAGACGGACGGGGTGAAGCTTTCCAAAGAATACGAATTTTTCGGGCGCACCTTTGACGGCCCTGTACTGCTCTACTCGTGGGGGCTGAAAAAGCATTCCCCGCGAGACTATGCCCGGCTTCTGGAATGGTTCCCCATGCTTGAGGCTGAGGTATGGAGATATGAACGACACCTTGCCAAGGGAGGAAATTGAGATGTTCCTAAACAAATACAACAAGCCCGCAACAATGGCAGACCGTAATACCCGGCATGTAACCATGAAAAACCCGCTCGACGGGCTCAAATACTCGGGAAATGTGAGCGCGGACGCCCTCAAAGAGCTTGAGATTGTGCTCAAGGCTTTTCGCGCTTCTGATGCCGGAGAGAATAAAGGACCGTACGGCATTGATTCGCGTTTTTTCTTTACGATAGCTTTTGAAAGCTTCGCACAGCGTGAAGCTTTCCGAAAAGCCTTGAGCCTGACACGGCACGGTGAGCAGTACTGGACGGGGGAAGCTTTCATAGGCTCGCTCGAACTTCTGAAAGAGAAGAAAGGAACTTCACTCTCCGAATACAAGCGGGAAAACCCTTTCGCCAAACGGGAAGCCCCTGTAGCTGCAAAGGCTGAACCCACCAACGCCGAAAAATACTCAAAGCTCCGGGCGGAAGTGAAGCGGACACAAGAAAAGATGCAGGGATATACCGAAGACCGCACTTGGATCGCCGTATGCTTCCCTTCCGAGAAAGACATGGAAGCCGCCCGCAAGAAGCTTGCCCTTCCGGAAGGAAAGTTCATACACGTAGAAGACGTGTGCAACGCGGTAGAAAAGAAATTCGGCATATCCCTTGATGTTCCTGTAGTTCCGTTCGGGCTGAGGGCTGTTGCCAAGCCTGACAAAGCCCTGCTAGCCCTCGTTGAGGATTATTAAATCAGGTTCCAGCCCTGCCACCGCCAGCCCGGGAAGCGGCTGTACCGCCCCCACGTCCGGCCCGTCTTCCCGCCGCCATCTGCCTACGGGTAGCCGCAAGAGCCCTTGCACGAGCGCCCATATGTCAAACTCCTTTGTTGATGTGTAAAGCTTTGCCTCTGCCGATATTTCAAACCCACTCACATAACGAGGGGCAAGAAACCTATTTCTGTTCCCTCTGGAACCGTTTTTCATCGCGCTTGTTCAGTTCTTCGATTCGCGTACTGAGCGACGTGTCCAAATCAAAAGGTGCTCCTTTCCGTTTGCGCCGATACCCCAATTTTTGGGGTAGCTGATGCCCAGTATTTGGGGTATCCATATTTCCAGTATTATTTCCAAGCGCAAGAACCGCAGCGCGTCCTGTTTGCTGAGAGATGAACACCCCGGAAGCTATCAGGCGTTGAAGGGCTTTTTGTACCGTGTTCCGTGAATAGCCTGTCTCCTCAATGAGCGTCTTCTGACGGACTTGGATGGTTTCCGTTTTTTGATTGAGATGCAGTGCAAGCACCATTCCGACATAGCGTTCACCGGGCAGCAAATCCATTTTCAGGATAACCCGTTGCAAGGCGTAAGTGTCCATCCATTTTTCCAACTCCGCTATCGGCCCCGCATGAAAACCTTGGGCAGGGCAAGATGAGGCTATTTCTTGCCGAGATTTTCTATGATTCCCTTGATATTTCTCTTGATAAGAGGCCCGCAACCATGTCCGAACATAGCAGACGAAACCGTGTAAACCATACGTATACCTTCGGATGAATTTGCGGCACACACCCAAGTCATGGCACCAAAGCAAATGCCAATAACCCACGAGGCGAGGATGTCGCTCACCCTCATCTCACGATGATATGCCCTAGCGGTTTCCCATTCCACGGCTACACCGCCTACAGCCCCAAGAATGATCCAAGTAATTCCGCCCGAAAGCAGGTCGATAGCACGGGAAAAATCCGCGATAATTTTTTCCAGCATAACCAGCCATATTAATACCTTGCTTTGACCTGTTCCACGTCATTGATCCATTGGGCGAGAGTCCCGGCATCTCTTGAATCCATCCACACGCCATCGATTCCATCAAGATTCACTTTTCGGATGCTCGCCAGTATGGGCGTAGACGGTATCTGTGTTCTTTCCGCCCAATTTGCTGACGAGCACCCCAGAAGCATCAAGAGCAACAGACCGCCGAAAATCGTCAGCAGCGGCTTTATCCACCGTATCAAGAAGGCGTAAAGCAAGTTGCAGGAAGGACAGAATGACGGCGGTAATGTTCGACACATGCCCTCACTTCCCGGTCACGGCCTTAACTTCAGACTGTACGGCGGGGGACTTCCCGTCAGCCACGGCCCCCTTGTTCTGTCCAAAATGCGCTGCAAAGGCATGAACCCACCGATATACGGCGGCATAGGCCCCGGTTGTTTTTTTGGGTACGGGCATCCATACGGTGGCTACGGCGCATAGGCCGCACACAGTCATGAGCACGCTCAGGGCGGTGATGATCCATGCCGCGTCGGGATACTGTGCAGAAAGCTGCGCCAAGGTAGACAGAATGAAGTCAATCACGGTGGTTTCCATCAGTATTTGCCTCCATGCTGGTAAAAGGCGACGTCCTGCGGCTTGTTCGAATCGTTGTCGAGATGAACCCATGTGGGGGCCAGTTCGATGCGCCGGAATCCGACTTCAAGCGCAGCTTGGAGAATCAGGAAACGGGTGTGCGAGTTGATGCACTTGATATCTACGGCGTACCCACGGGTATGGGCGGAATCGTCTACTCCACCGACTGCCTGATTGTGCGCCGGACAACGGTAGGCGGAAGACAATACCAGCGGGATACCAGCACGATCTCGAACTTCATCAAGCATCATGAGCAAGTCTTGATTCATGTGCTCAATGCCGCCACCGCATCCGTCCTTGCAACGGAATTCATCCGGGGAGAAATGGCGAAGAGAAATTTGCATAAGAAAAGCTCCTATTTCTGGATACTAGGAGCTTCTGGAGGAGAAAAATCAACAGCATGTTGGTACGAAGTTTGGATTATTCCACCATTTGTTGTTTTTCGTCTCAATGAAAACGGAGGTATGCCCACAGGCAGAGCACTTTGAGTACCTGACAATCATGCGGATGTTCCCATCATCGTCATATTTTTTCTTGGTGTGATAACACACCATTGCGTCCTCATGGCACTTGGGGCACGGCGGGCACTTGCGCTTTCTGGGCTCAGTCCGGGCTTCCTTACGTGGACGGATGATTTCGAGGGGAGTAGAACGTCCTATTTTGACTTGAATGATGGTAAGCGCGCCACGGCTGCGCAACCGCCGATAAAAGCGATAGATGGAGCGGTAGTTCTTGATTTTGCGCCAAGGACAGTAGAAAACGGACAGATACAGAATAGCGTCCAGATGCGCCCTGATTTCAATGGCAGACATGGAAAGATGGATGCGGGGCATGTACTGGTGGATGATAGGGAGAATCCGGGCAAAGGCCGCATCGTCAATAGCGGTCAACCCGCCCCTGCGTTCAAAGTCCAGCTTGGCGCGTTTTCTCATGCTTACCTTCCCGTGCTTCCGTAGCCGTTTGTTCCACGCTTGGAGGGTGAAAGTTCCTTTGCTTCGATATACTGGACTGACGGAATGGGGATGATAACAAGCTGTCCGATGCGGTCACCGGGCTGGTAAAGCGGCTCGCCTCCATCGGTACGCCTGAACTTTGCCTTGATTTCCCCACGGTAATCAGCGTCAATCACGCCCACGGAATTGGAGAGCTGGAGCGGAACCCGGAAAATGGACGAACGGGGAAACAGGAGGGCGGCGAATCCTTTGGGGACTTCAATAGCAAGCCCGGTACCGTATTCGTAACAGGCTTCATCGGGAAGCCATTTGCGGCTGATCGCGGTAATGTCGAACCCCGCAGCCCATTCCGACCCCTGTTTCGGGGTCACGGCGTCAGGATGAAGGCGTTTGAATTTGATTGTCATGGGTTTTACTTTCCCACTTGCCAAACCACAAAGATTTTCCATGATTACCACCCCATTGCCTTGCTTATGACCCCAACCGCAGCCGCGATAATCAACACGACGCCAACGCACCCATACGCCCACAACCTGCTTCCGCTAGGCTTTCCCATGCTTGATAGCCTCCCTGTGCGCGTCAAGCTCGTCGGTGTAAGCGCATACGCCGTACCCGTGGTTAGCGGACCTGTCGCAGTCGTGGACGGGGTAGGCGTAGCGGATCATGAGGAGGCGGCTAACTCGGGTGTAGGCTGTGATGGCCTTCCACCCGCACAGCAATTTCCGTTCTTTCATTGCGTTTCCTCCTGTGTGTACACAGCCACCTCCCAGTGCGGGACAGCGGCGTAGCATTTCGAGCAACGCAGGGACACCACCTGCCTGTCATCACCCCAAAACCCGGTGCGCGACATGGCGTCCTTGAGCTGCTTCGCCATGTTGTCGAGGTCCGGTTTCTTCGTATGGGCGATTTCGCCGCGCAACATGGCCTCTCGTTGCTTTTTCGGGGTTGATGCAGGTATTGGCATCCCCGCGATGAATTCGAGCACGAGAGGCCCGTCTAGAGGCTTTTTCGGGGCGTGCGCAGAAAGGAGATCGTCAAGCACGGCTTCCGCGCTCTTCTGCCCGGCAGACTTGTAAGCCACGCTGTGCCCACAACGGACGGTGTGCCGGACTCGGGCCTGTGCCGTGGGGATGCAGTCGAGACGGAAGGAAATCACGCTTCATCCCCCAGCTTTTCGAGAATTTCCTTTGCGTAGTTTCTAAGTCTTCTTTCGAATGCCATTTTTACAGCTTCGGGAGTGGCATCTAAAGATTTCATAACGTAATTCACGCCACCGACCTCAAACCTCCACTTTTCACCCTCTTCTAGCTTATGTATCACCCCGTATTCACATTTGAATCTTTCTTCACCTTTACGGACAGTGTAAAAATCCTTTTTCCACTCCAGCTTAGGCTCTGCCATTTCCTTCCTCCCTGGCTCTTCTCTCGCATTCTTCGCGGAATGCCTCCGGGGCATATTCCATGCCCCAATGGTTTTCAGTAACCCACCGGGCGAAAGCGAAAGCGTCGTCCTCAGCTTTGCCTGTAGCGTCGTCAATCATGGCTTCGATGGGCGATTTCGGCTTCATGTATGCCCGGCCTGTTTCGGCATTGAACACGGCTACTGTTTGGGGCTGTTTCTCGCACCACATGATGAAGTCCGCCCATGCAGCCGACATTATCGGGTTTTGCGCTGTACTCACTGCTCCACCCCCAACGCCCGGAGATTGGCAAGCTGTTCGTTCAAGGGCATATCCGGCCTTCCATACTTCCGGGCGTCCATCTTCCCCCGCAGGTTGGCGAGAATCTTCGCGCACCAGTCGGCGCCCTCTTCGCAACGCTCATCGAACGTCTTTGTTTGCTCAGGAAGTGCCAGTGCATCGGCCTGCGCCGTTTCTCCCCGCCGCAATTCGTCGCAATGTGCCCAGATGTCGGCCACAGTCGGGAAGTAAGCCGAATTGCAGCGGTATCGCTTTACGGCCTTTTCCACCACACAGGGAGAAAACTCCGAGAGATCTTCGGCCCAATCCTCAGCCAAAATCTGCAACTGGGCGGGCGTCCTACCTGCCTGCGGGTAATGCAGCGCCAGATTGACCAGCAGTTGAAGCATGAAGTCCGGGTTGTGCATGTTGAGCCCTCCTTGCCTGTAAAAGCATTTTCGCCATATCGTCGTTATCTTGTGCTTGTTTCTGTGCCACTGTGTTCGCCTTTGGACGCTCTTGAAATCCGGGGCTGGAGCGCGCCGTACGGTCTTTTGGGACTCTCAGCCAGTATTCACGGGCAAGGAAGTTTTCAAGCGTGGGCACATACCGTCCTCCCTGCTCTTTCCAGTCCGGAGAATCTTCCCACACCGCAAGCGCATCGAAGAGTTTGGGAAGACCGGGAAGAACACGTTTTGCCTCAAGCGCTACCCATGCTTTTTCGGCCTCAATCCTTCCGCCACGATGCTGCACCGGGTAGGCTTCGAAGAACTCGTCAAAGGCCAACGAGGGCTGACGGGAAGGGATGTTTTCCGTCTCCTGATTTTCCTCCGAGCGTTCAACGCGCGCGCACGCGTTAAGCACACACCCTGTATTTATTCTTTCTTTCTTTAATTCTTTGATAGTGTTCACTGGTCGACCATCGATTGACCGCTGATTGCTCATTGGTTGTTCACGCTCTTCATCATTCGCTTGGTAACTATTCCAATTTACAACCGTAATTAGTGTATATCTGTTGTTCATGTTTGAGCGCTGTATGAACCCGTCTGACTCCAAGATCCCCAACATACGAACAACCGATGGACGGGGAATATTCAGTTCAGAGGCAAGGCATGAACCTGAAAAAGCCATTTGTCCGGGCTGTATTTCGTACCCGTGGAAGTAGCCTTTTTTCCAGTTTGCTTTTTGGAGAATAGTGATCATGAGCCCACGATATAGCGCGCCCCGGCTCCAAGACTTGTTGTCCTCAACCTTGCGCCAAACTTTAAAATAACCTCTTTCGTCATTGACTTTACGGAATGTTTCGTCCATAATTCACCCATTGAGTTGGTTTTATGTTTGGCCCGGTGTTCCCGCATCGGGCCTTTTCTTTTGGCTAGTATGTCTTGTCGCAAGGATGAGCTTTTGCAGGGTTCTTTCCGAATCTAAACTCATGTAGCGGGCATTCTGTCTCTTTGCACCTCATAACCTTGTCCGTGGTTTTCTTGCACATAAGGCACTTTTCACGAATTGCCCGGAGCGGTGTAAGCCTTTCCATTTTCCTTCCCCCCTTCAAGTTTCACTTCAACCCTGTTCCGGCACTTCTGGCATCGCTTCTTGTCGAGCCACCACCAGTTGGCTTTTGGGCATGGCCTCAAGTGCGGAAATGCGCTGATAGCCTCCAGCAATGCCTCTTTCGTCTCGTACCCTGCGGCTTGCGGCGTAGGGAGGCGGTGACGGCAATGGAGCGCCATATCAAAACCCCAGAACCGGATCTGCGGCCCTTCCCGGCATACTCCCCCGGACGCTATGCAGCCCGTCGAAGTACAGCCTCTTCCCTTGATACGGATCGGGCATACAGAATTGCCCGTACCAAGGTGCAGGAGTAAAATCCCCTTTGTATCGGGCCGCATCATACCGCTTCTTGTATTCTGCCCTACATGATTGCTTTTCACATACCAATTGGTTGTGACTACGCGGGATAAATTCTTCCTCACATATGGCACAACGCCTTGTCTGCCTATCCTCTTTTTCCTTCTCTCTGAACTGACGCACCCGCTCGGCACCATCCAGACTCTTCTTTGCTTTTAGGCAGCTTTCCGAGCAACAGATCTGGTTGTGTCCTGCCGGAATAAACATCGTGTGGCAGATCACGCACTCTCGCTCTTCATAGACGCGATCAATCTCGCAGACATGATCCGCCTTTTTCCCTTTGAACCACCGACCGCAAAGCTGGCATTTTTGCATAGTTACTGCCTCGCTTGGTTGTAATCTCGCCTATACCGAGTGTTCGTCTGGTCTATCTCGTCCTTCCATTCTTCCGCAGCCTTGGAGACGATGGACGGATGCGCTTTTTCCTGCATGAGCATGACCATCTTCCCGCAGCATATGGTATCGTCCACGGATTCTCCCTCCCAAGTCGGCTTGTCTGGCTCTGCCCATTCCTTGGGCTTCACGACATAGCCGAGCCTGTCCGCCAGCCATTCAAGCGGAGCGATGGAGCCACAGGAGGCCATAATGCCGAGTAGTACGTCCGCCCCAAGCTTCGCGCCATCGTCAGCCGGGTTCAGCTCACGCTTGAGGGTCGGGTACGGCTTGCTGATCTCGGCGGCGATAGCTTTGATCGGCTTTTTGCCTTCATCGATCATGGCCTCAATGACTTCGGTCAACGTGTTATAATCTTGGGTATTCATCGATCATTTTCCTTGGTGTATCCCCATGCTCTAATGGGGGCATGGAAACCGTTCACCTGCTCCTCACCCGGCGCGGACCCGTCTGGCGTGTCCGCATCCTCTTTCGTGGCTCCATTTTCTGGAAAAGCTACCGAGTAGCGGAGTACCCAGAACCGGAAGAGGTGGTACAGAGATGCGCGGCGCGGTTAGTCGGTAGGGGCAAAGACGACGAGCATAACAAGGGCCACAACAATTCCTATCAAGGCGCTACCCATTGCAAGACACCTCTTTGCGTTTGTTGGGAGTTTCAGCCGTGGCTGTGGGCCTAAGTTCGCACTCAAGGCGACGCATGGCGGCGCGGAGTCTGTCGGCGTTTTCAGACCGCATATCATGACGCTTGCCGGAAAGAAGCCGCGTAAGCGTGTTGGGAAGAAGTCCAGCAGCAATCGCTAGCTTTCTTGCTGACATATTGTATTTATTCAGAAAAAAATCTAATTCGGTTACAATTTGCGCTTTCATAGGCATATTATACCTTTAGGTATTTTATAGATCAAGAAAATTATTCCTATACGGCATTGAAGGATTAATACCTTTTGGTAGCATAAAAAAATGAATGAAAACATGTACGAACGTATTATGCGAAATTTGAAGATGATCCTACAGGATCGCGGCAAGCAGGCGGAGCTTTCAGCAATTACGGGAATAGCTGCACCTAATCTTTCTCGATGGTATACCGGAGAGCGAAACAACCCTACGCTGAAAAACGTAGGTGCTGTATTCGACGCGGTAGGGGTCAAGGTAATTTTCCCTTGGGAAGTAGAGGGAGATTTTTCTAAAGATATTGATGCAAAGAATAAAAGGATTCACGAACTTGAAATATCTATGGAAAAGTTGTCTCAAGAAAATTTAAGGCTTGAGGGGGAAAATAGACTTGCGCAAAAGCAGATCGAAAATCTTACTAATGAGAAAATTGATCTTCTAATAAAAATTCGCCAAATGAGTAAAGAAAACCCCGCACAGGGCGGGGAATAATATTATGTCTTATAGTATAACGATTGCTGATGTTGCTGGAATAGTAACAGCTTGTGCTACAGTATACCTTACATTCAAAGCAAATCAGAATATAGGTTTGATTCTTGAAGATAAGGAAACTCTATATAATACTTCTTCAAAACCTATAACTATATGTAAAGCCATATCTATTAAGGGA